TATTGTTCTCGTACCTTCAGCTTCTTGTACTGGCTCTTCAACTTCTGCAACTTCTTCTGTTGATTCATGCTTGTGTTTTTTCTTAGAACCACATGATGCTTCGTCAACTTCTACTTCATCAGATTCAAAACTAGCATTCATCTCATGGTGTCTACGATAGTCATCTACAAACTCTTTTATTTGATCTGCATCTAAGAAACGTACTATTTCTTGGAATATAGGATGATCTGGATCGCAACCTACTTCATCACATAGGTCCATAATAGGATCAGCGGCAGTACCTACTGCTTCTGTTTCAATACCTTCATTTGAATCCCTTGATTCTTTAGAATCGTCCCAAAATTTACCGGCTTCTTCTGCGCCGCCTAATGTACTTGAATGCATTTCAATAAAGGCTTCTCTGCTATTTTCTTGTGCATCAATATCTAAATCGGACATTCTGCTTTCTTCTACTGGTGCTTCAAAGCCATTGCCTTGTACTAAACCAGATAGTTTTAAAATTCTGTCTAAGTCGCTCATTTGCTTTCCTTCTCTTTAGTTTTTCGGAGAGCTAATAATTCCTGTACGAACTTAGTGTTGTACTTATCACCATAGTAATCTTCGCCGTTTATCTTTTCAGCTTCACCATAGTTACCATCTGCTAGTAGAGCCTCGGATTCTTTATCCGAACCTTCTAATGCTGACTGTTCTTGCTTTTCTAATGGTTCGTGTTCACTACGAACTTTCATTAGACCCTCTCCAAGGCCCAACAAATTACTGAGCTCCACCTGTATTTGATAGGCACTTGCAACTCTGTCTGTTTCAAATTCCATAACAAAGATTTCATATCCACGCAGGGTGGGGAAATCGTAAGGTGTGCTTTGTAGCATTAATTTTTTAGGAGCACTCACGCTCGTTACATCATACTTTCCAAGATGACGTTCAATCTTATCTATTTGTTCATCCGAAAGCTCTTGAGCTAATTTCACACGAAACTTATAAGATTGTTTTGATTCTTTTAGATATTCTTTATAAGATTTCATAACATTTCTCCGCTACTATTATTTATCGTTTTCATTCAATTTATTCATGATCTCGGCTAACATACTGCTACGATCTCCAATAAACTTGCCCTCGATCTCTTCGGGAGCATCTTCTTTACCTTCTAGACTGGCATCTACCTTACGGGTATCAAGATCTAACTTTGCTTTACGCATCTGTAGTTCAATCATCTTCATCTTCTTATCCATTTTGGCTTGTTTTGCCTGTAGAGCCGCCGTTATCATTTTGGCTGCACTATCAAATATAGGCGCCGCATGTCTATCTTCTACATTCTTTCCAAGATCAACCAAGTCCTCAAATGTAGTCATTGCCTTTGTTGCATATTCATCCATCTCTCTATCCAATTGTTCTAAGCCCTGTACAATTGGCAAAGCACTATCTATACGTTGTGTTACTTCTAGAGTATTTTGTGTTAATGCTATATCTTGTTTGGAAGTTTCAATAGTTGACTCACCAGCTTCAATAGGTATTGCTTCTTCACCGAACAATGAAATGTCTTCAATGGGTGGTAGATTAAATTCTTCTTCTAGTTTCTTTGTCATCTCTTCTTCCTTCTTTTATTTGAGGTTTGAGGCTTATTGAAGATCTCGTTTTCAGTAATAACTCTAAAGCCTAAGCCTTGACTTTTACACCAGGCTCTGGCCGCTTCCCATTTAGCATGGTTAACAACAGCCGCCGCCATTTGATCCTGAGTCTTTGCTTCACCTAGTATTTGTTTACTTGGTTTAATCTCAACAATTTCTGCATGGCGTTCATTTTTTCTATCATTGTATACTAATAACAGATCAGGAACATAATTTGTATGTTTTCCTGTTAGAGGATTCTTATATGGAATTCTATGTGTTTCACTACCCCAGGCAACTATACTTGGATGAGCATCACACATTCTAAATACTGCTAACTCCCAACCACTACGATATCTAGGCTGACTTTTGCCTATATACTTTTTTGGGTTAGTTAGAGTATAAACTCCTTGCTGAAACTTTGCCATATTAGTATTTAGTCGTTAACTAGGTCGTAATATTCCTTGAAGAAATCTTGGGCCTGTGAGCCACTTCGTATATCAAATCCTTCGTACATAAAGTTTATGCTGTAACTAACTGGTGTACTTTCTGAATAACTTAGTGCATCAGGTGTAATATTTTGTATAAAAGGATTGTATATTGTGATGACGTTAACATCTTCTTTACTAGATGTTCTTATAATTCTCAAATTCTTAATATAGTTTTTAGTATCTCTTATTTTTAGACCTGCTTGGCTGTAGCCACTGACACTAGAAAATTTATCATTAAGTAAATCATAATTAAATGAACCTTCATCATCTACTGTTAGTGTTTGCCCGAAATAAAATCTACTATAGTTTTTTAGAAACTCTTCAAACTCTCCACTGACGTCATCATATGCAGTAAGTTGAACTGGCTGATAATCTACACCAGTTGTTACTACACGTTTTTTATTGTATTGGTTTAGTGTTTGTGTTCTAGTTGAATAACTAGGCATTGATACACTTGAAATTTTGTTTAGAAAAAGACTCTTGTCAGCACCATCAGTACCAACAAGAGTTAAAATAACAGCAAAATTGAATCTAGATCTGGGTATAAATGACTGTATTTGATTACCTTCAGTATTATATAATGTACTGGCGGAATCGCCTAGATATTTGCCTAATCCCATTTTCTATCTTCTTACGTTGTTACTGATGCACTATCACCACTGCCAGCTGTAATTGAACTACTACTTAGTACGTCAGCTCCAGCAATGTTATGAGCTGCATTGTCATAACGAATAGTTATTGTACACTGAACAAATTCACTTGAACTATAGTTTAGATCTCCATATTGGATACTAGGAATAAAACATCCTGTAACGTCCCAACTATCTAGTACGCCAGCATCACCTTCATCGTGAGCACCGTCTAGTGTTTCAATTTCCATTTTAAATTTGTAAGCTGAGCCACTCTTTTGAGCACTCTGGTCAGCATGGTTAACTTGGTTAGCAATTTGATTGCCTAATTCTTTAATTACATCACTGTTTACATCGTCACGAACAACGAGTGTAATATCCTGCCATGTATGTTTTCCAGCTAAACGAATCTTTGAGTTGTATACATCAATTGTAACATCTTCATGGTCTAGTGCTGGACGGGTAACACTAATAACATTCTTAGTTACTAGAGCTCCATTGTTACTGTTTCCCAAGTTTGTGAACTTGACACGGAAACGATATTGTAGCTTCGGCATTAATGTGGCTTCACCACCACCGGAAACCGGTACACCAAAATTTGCAATTACAGCCATCTTAAATCTCCTTTTAAAAAGTGTTTGTCTATAGTATTATTTATGCAAAACAGTCAAAAAAGAACGGAGCCTATTTCTAGACACCGTTCTTGTAGTTAAGTATATGTTTATTAACTAAGTTCGCCTGTGTTTACAATTCTAATTGGAATGTAGATAAATTCAGCCGCTTTAGTTGGCTCAATTGCTACATCAATATATAGTTCATTAGCATCGATTCTCGCAGGAGTGTTGTTTGTTGTATCACAAACTACTGCATAGTCATACACACCACGTTGTGCTAGGATATTTGACATAAAGCCTTCAAATGTACCTTTAGCATTAGAACGTGTGTTTGCATCATTTGGCTCAAACAAGTAAGGTCTGCCAATAACTGCAAATCGTTCTCTTAGGTATGCTGTTAAACGTGCTACGTTAACTCTATCCAATGCACTTGCACCTGAATGTAATGACTTCTGTCCAAACACAACAATTCCTTCTGCAGGAAATCTTGCAATTGGGTTAAGTTTTTTAACATACATTGCATCACGTGATCCTTGTGTTAGTGATATTGGAGTAAACTCGTTTTCACTATTTAGGTAACCAACGTTTGTTGCGTTTTGTACAACACCACGTGTTAGTCCTGCTGGAGCAAACCACTGGAAACTAACGTTGTCGTTATATGCATATGTGTATAGTACTGAATGTGATGCAGGAGCAACAACGCTCTTGCCACTTACTGGATCAGTTGTTAGCACACTTGGGTAATAGGCTGCTGAATAAGTATTCTTTCCTACTAGTCCTGTTTCACCGTTCTCTGTTGCACCTATGCCGTCAATCCAATTAACTGCTTCTGTATTGTTAATACGGAATGGTGTATCTACAATAATAAATGCTGTTTCATTACGATCACTGTTTAGTGTAACCATTTCATCAAACATTTCTGGATATGCCGGAGCGGCAATTAAACGGAATTGAACATTCTCTTCACGAAGTTCTGTTCCGGCTGCACTTGCCTGCATTGCATTAGTAATAACTCTACGTTGTGCTAATCTACCAAATGATCCTGAACCATCTGCTTGATTGCCTGCAAAGTTACGCCATTTCCATGTAGTTGATAGTGAACTGTCATATTTTTTAACAGTAGCTGCCGAACGACACATGTTAATTGCTGATGTGCCTACTGGATATACTAGTGGGTTAGGTCCACCTGCTAGTACGTTTGCAGAGTCAACAAAGGCACCGCCTGCGTTTGCTAGATCAGTGATATCACCGAACACAACACCTGCACTTGTGCTTTGGTCTGTTTTGTCTTTGACAATCCATGATGTTCCGTTATGTCTGTAAATTACAGGATAACCTGATTCATCAGTATCAATCCAATAGTCGCCATCTGCTAGAGATCCGCCACTTTTGTTTGTTAGTGGAGCAGTAGTAATATACTGAATGTCACTTACTTTAAGCCATTTTTGTACGCCACTGTCTAGAGCCGCTTCATAAATGTCTAAGTCGTTTAAGTCTGGGTCAAACCATAGTGTACCGTTTACTGGTGCACCTACTGGCATTGTTGTACTTACTTCCATTACATAACCGCCAGTTGCAGTAGCTGAACTAGTTGAGATGTCATCCCACTCTTGAGCCGCTGTATCGTCCCAACGTTTAATTTCAATTACGCCAGTACCATCATTAATTGATAGCCAAATCTCTCCGTCAGATAAGTTACTATTGGCTACGCCAGCAGTACCATCCTGTTGAATGTCTCCTACAACGCCTGTTGGAGCAGTTGCATGATCATTAGCATAAACTGGTGTCTTTGCTACAAATGTTGCAGTAGCAGTTGTGTATAATGAGATATCAACATCTAATCCTGCGCCTGGAGTTGTTGTCTTAATCCAAATATCACCTGTACTTGGTGAGCTTGGTACTGTGTAGTGTGGAGCATATGTTCCATTAGTACTTGTTGTGATTGCGTCCCATGAACCTGCTACACCTTTGTAGTAGATGATCTGTGTATTAGAAGCACTATTAACAACTTCTACTAAGTAAGTGTCATTAACAACAGCCGCCGAAGCCGTACCTGCTGTTGTAACAATCTCTACTGTAGGTGTAATTGCTGTCCATACACTTGAAGCACTATATTCGTAAATGCCGTATTTTGATAGTGTTGGGTTTACCCAATATGTTAGATTAGCCGCTGGACCTGTTGGTGCAGCTGAACTTGGGCGAAGTTGTGTAGTGTTTACGTCTGCATTAACAATGTAAGCTGCCGCACTTTGGCCCAAGAAACTATATGCCGCTAGTAGACCATAATCATTAGTTTCATCACCTTGTTGGACTGTGCCACTTACTGTACGGAAATCAATATTACCGAAGTACTGTGTTAGTTCTCTCTGTGATGTTACTAGGATAGGTTTACCTGCATTGGCAGTTTTGGTATATTTTGCAATACCGTCAGTTTCTGTGCCTGTAGGATCTGTTTTGTTTTGCCCAGTTGCAATAAACAACATTGGGACTGTGCCAGCGCCTGCAGGACCGTATACTGACTCGTCTGTTACTGAAACCTGTACGCCAGGTGAAACAAGATTTGCCATTTGGAATTCTCCTTTAAAAATAACGTTTGTAGAAACATTTTTGTTCTACTCGTATTTATAGGATCCTCCAAAATAGTGCTTATTATAGAGTTATATATGTATTTAATTGAGGCTATTTAGGACTTGAGTTTTTAAATCTTCAAGCGAAGTGGTGTTATTTATCACATAATCGAAATTCCAGCCTGCCCAACTCCATTCACTTTTGTGTACTTCTGGAAAAATTACGTCCATTGAATTGTGAGGAGAGTTACTAGCACCTGCTTTGTTAATGCCTGAGGCAGTTGCCCACCACATTGGTTGTTCATTA